TTAGACCGGCTTTCCACCAGCCCACCGCATCAATCTCGAAATTACGAGATCCGAAATCCACATGGCACTCGCACCAGTCAGGAAGGCGGCCGCATTCATCGTTGCGATAGGATCCTCTGGCAGGGGCCAGTTGAGGCTATACAGGTAGTGCAGCAATGGCGTTGTGAGATAGGCCGCCGCCAGAGCACCGCAGATGGGCGACGCGATTATTTCCCTTATGGTGACGCTCGGGCGGGAGAGCGCTCGCAGAACACCACCAAAAAGGCCCGCCAGCAGCACGCCAAGCTTGATACCTATTGCATCGAGAAAATCGGTAAGAGACATATTGCCAGACGCTTTCGAGTGAGTCGGATAACCGAATTCTGGCACGATGCCCACACGGTCAAATGAGGCGACTAACTCCAACATCCTTGTCGCTGTCCGTTTCGGTCGTTGCCAATCACCCTTTCCGCACCCGGCCGATCGGCGGCGATCAGCGCCACCATGCCGGAGGGCGAAAGATTATTCTTTGACCATCCCGCGCAGCTGCTCGCAGGCATCGACTGGCAGCCCGCCAGAGCGAAGGCCAAGAACGCAAAGCTCATAATCTGTTTTGGTCTGCAGGCTCGCATCGTCACCCTTCCTCTGGATCTCGACCTTGGCGGCCGCCACGGCCATTTCTGCGATCGCAGCGGATTTGCCTTCCCGCTTCGCTGCCGGCACCATCACAAGCGAGGCAACGGCATAAGTAGCGGCGACGCCGGCGATGGCCCCGCCGATCGCCATCAGCGCGGTTTTGAGACGGTCAAGCATCAAACTCGGCCTTGATCTCGCGATACACCTTGGCGATGTCCGAACGGCGCTTGATGGCGTAGATCGCAAATCCAGCAACCACTGCGATGAGCAAAGCCTGCACCCAGGGATTTGTGATGACCGCGATCAAGGGCGCAATCAACGTCGTCAGCAGCCACTGCCAGACGGTTTTCGATTTCAGGAGCGGCTTGTCCAGATTCTCCGGATCGACATTCTGGACTGGCAAAGTCGGTTCGACAGGAGCACCGCTTGCAACCGGTTCTGCACCAGGCGGCAGTTCCAGCGCTGACGGCTTTTCGGCTTGAAGCAGCTTTCCGTCGCCCGAGTATCCAGAAGCGAGCAAAGCCTGTTCGAACCGCACGGCATAGTCGGCAACCTTGCGGGCGCTTTCTGTGCCATTGATAACCCGACGGGCATTCAAATAGTCGGCGGTCCGGCCATCCAGATAATCCGAGAGCGGCCGCCCAGTGAAATCGCCGCGCGTCATGCCAAAGAACATGATGCTAATTGCGACACCAGGCTCAAGCGCTCGATCGGGATCCGCGACGAGATCGACGCCGATCACTTTTCCCATGCGTTCGTAATTGCCCTTGTGGGTAAGCTGAACCAGACCGCGACCGAGCCAACTTTTCCCGTCGGCATCTTTTCGCCAGTATGGCTTACTCACCCACGGCAGCTTTCCCGCGGCGAAAGAGCTATCCAGTCTCTTGATGGCAACATCGATCGAGGGATTGGAACGCTCCTTGGGACTGCGAGTTTCAAGGATCGGCTGCATCGTCTTCGCCGTCTCGTGGAAGGAGGTCGCAAACATGTACGCCAGGTGACGTACCGGCGTCCGAACAGCCATAGCTCGATCGAGGATCGCATCCATCCCATAGACCTGCGGCATAGTGAGGGATCCACCAAAAAGTGGCCCTCTTACAGCATTGAAAAATGTATCCTTTTGCATAGAAAGTGGCTCCGGTTTTTCAACTGGAGCCATGGTAAGCGCGCAACGGTGCGGTCAAATGCCCCACAACTCAGCGACCCGTTACTTTCTCTCAGGCATTCCGCTTTCAGGTCAGGCGGCGCAAAGCACTGGAACGTCCAGCGAAATCAAGTGCTGCTGTACCTCGCGTACAGTCCCCATGTGGTTCCCCTGATTGTAATTTTCGGATTGTCGCTTATGACCCCACCCAGGAAGGGAGCGGCGTTAGATGATCGACTGGAACTATGTTCAGCAGCACTGGGATTGGGCGGGCCACATTCTCGAAGCGCTGGTTATGGCGGCTATCGTCGCCATCCTTTTCGGGGCGATTCTAAATTGGCGCTTGTCGTTGATTATCGGACTGGGGTTCGCCGCCGGCCATTTCCACGGACGTGAGAAGCGCGACTACGAGGTGTCTGTTCAAATGCCCCCGCCTCACCTAGAGGGCTATTATTTTTGGAATTGGTCGTGGGATGGCACGATAGACTTTTGGCCAACGGCTGTTGTTTGCGTGGCGCTGATCCTGCTAGTAGTGAGACGGTTAAAATGAACCATCTAGACTCGCGCCGGAGATACCGATGAAGCAGCAGTTGACCAACGAGGAACTTCTGAGTGTGGTCGCCGGACAAACCGCTATAATATCCACACTGATCAATGCCTTAATTGAAGCGAAAGCCCTAGAACGCACGGAAATAGTGAACGCCCTACACGAGACGCTGGCCGAGGCGCCGTCGATTAACAGTCCGGCGGCGGCACCTTTTAAGCATCTTCTGAGCTTGCTGGAAGGTTAGGCACTGTTCAGAGCGTAAGAATTTGACGACGGGCCCGCTGACCGCGATGGGCAACTCCAATAGACGCGCACCCTCAGATTCGCGTCTATATTCTTCGACAACTTGCGGTACTTTTGCATACCCCTACAAAACCGCAGCCAATCCCTTAGCCACCTGTTCTATATCGATTGTCCATTGACGGTCCTTTCTATCAGCGAAGTTGTCGATCTCACTCCCAAATATCACATCACACGAGCCGCAAACCGCGGAAGATATCATTTGATCATCCTTCGCATAAAAATTCTTAGGAGCCAGCACAATTTTAGATGTGTTAGGCTTTTGAAATGCGGCAAGATACATTTGGCTGCCTACAGGGCCAGCGGTGATGCGAGACTCTGCTGCCAAGCGTAATTGTTCTCCGAAAGAAAGCTCCTGCGGATGAACAATATCGAAACCATTCTTTTCAAAAATTGCCTCTACCTGAGCCTCATTCATGAGTGGTCTCTCTGCAATTCTTGAGCGAGAGAAATAGGTTAGCCGAGTGGGTTTACCGTCGAACGCAGTGCTTGAAACAGCCCTCCAAACATCGCTCTGCAGATCACTCACCCATCGATGCGATCTGATGGATGCATCAGCTACCCATAGGCGTTCAACCGTCACCCCCTCTTTGGGAACGTGAACCACCCGGGACAAATCAACTCCCGCGCGCGACAACAACTCCTTTTGAACGTCTTGCAGAAATGGTTCATAGACGAGAAACTTCACGTCAGCAGGAAGAGGAACTGATCGGTATAACGGCCAAAGCCGAGACAATCCCTCTAATATTGCGTGACCAAAATGGGGTTGCACGTTTCCTATAAGGAAGTAGTCTCCCGCCAGGTGAGCCTGAGAAGGATTGCGATTCACCTTTAACCTGCCACCAGAGTCTTTCGATAGCAGGTTCCGAGGAAGTAGGCGCTCGCCATTCCAGACACCGAATGAGGCCTCCACAAGCTTACGGTCTTGCGTCAGCAAAAGTTGGCCACTCTCGTGCCCGTCTGGGAAGGTTTTGTCTATCAAGCCACCGAAGCACAACGCATTGTGCAACCTTGATAACCCAACAGATGCGAACCATTCCTCCTTCGACCATTCGGATGGCAGCCAATTTGAAAGCGACACTCCATTTGGTAGCGATTGCTTCGAGGTGCCGTCAATATCGTTCGCGATAGGCCATGGCTTTTCAGGACCGGAACGCACAACATCAAAAATGACCTCGCCATCTTCCGACGATACAAGAAGATCCTGAACACTAGTGAATCTTTTCACCGTAGCGGCGTCCGACGGGACGCTGTAGTGAGAGGCGCCGATTGCCGGAGTTGTGTGAAGAAACTTTCGATTGACTATCGGTTTAGGCGCCAACCCATGGTCATAGAGGTAGAAGCAACCGGAGTCCCGTGTGCACATGTTTTCTTCGAAAAGAGGGTACAAGTCGACCCCCGCCTGCAAGAGCGCGTAGTTAACACTTAGCTGGTCTCTGCGGCTGTTGAATTCGATCTCGCTCCACCAGATGTCGGTGCACGCCTTTGTTTGACCGTTAGTCGCTTCGAAAATCATAAAATTGGTTTCGATCAGGCGCTCGTCTCCCAAGCCAGCAATCTTACGATAGCGATCGAGTTGATTATTAATTAGCTCCGCATCATCTAATTTAGACGCAGTTGCCGCTCTCCCTTCCTCAAAACAAGAAAGCCGTGTTGGATGATGAATGCCCGCTATAAGCTTTCCTGAAGATTTAAGTTCATCTACGAACCCACCAACACCACACCGGAGCTGAATGTTTGCATCAATCCAGATAATGTATTCGTATCCAGGCAACAAAGAAATTAGATTTGTTTTAACGTAACGCGCTATTCGCCGCTTATCTTGATTCGAGTAGTTTATTTTTTTGATATCGAATACGCCGTAGCCTTCCATCTCCTGATCTGAAAAGCAGATATAATCGACTCCTGACTCTAGCACTTCAGGAATAAGTAGATTATCAAACCCACCCGTTATAGCGGTCACCACCGCTATTTTCCCTGGAGTAGACCGAGCATTCTTTGCCGCAATGTAGGCCTCTACATCATCAGTGCGATCTCTTGTTAGGGGCAGACCGCGATTGTGGTGATAGTAATCCTTTAGGTTAAATGCGATATCGATATACTGCATAGTCGTAGACTTGCCGGACATGGCAGGAATGATACCCAGAAGCCTCTCGATCGCATGAGCGGTCGTGCTATCCAGCTGCCCAGCCTCTTCTTCAAAGTCGTGTAGAGACAACGATCCGTCGAAGAGAGATCGGTAGTCACTTGGCCTGATCCAACAAAACGAACCGGCCGGATAGTCCGGGCACGCTTCGGGCATTACATCAAGGCCGATTAACCTCCCGACTTCCTCCGTCTTCTCAAGGTTCTTCCCCCACGAAGGCTGATTTCTTACTGAAGGGAAATATGGAGGAAAAAATGCCGCCATATCATTGTCGTCGTGGAAAGCCTTGAATATTTGAGAGACCACCGAAGAGTTGCCGCAAAGATAGTGCATCAAATACCGACGCCACCCCGCATGACCGGGGTTATGAGGGCTTCTCTTTGTGTGGACATGCAACATGAGGTCGTGGCCGAGGGCATCCCTTCCGACCCCAATCACAAAAGGCGCGATATCCCTCCCTCTGTTTGGAACCACACGCACGCTGACCTTCTCAGCCCCGCGCAGCCTCTGCCGCGCCTCCTTTTCGAAGTCCGCCACATCAATCCTTCCATCGGGGATTGTAATATAGGCAGTATATGGAACAGGAATATTGCTTACATATTCAGCTAACTCAGCAAAAAGCTCGCGGTAATAGACGTGTACATGTACGCCAATCGAAAGATCGAAATCGTCCGGCAGATCGCATGGGCTGTCATACGTCAAGTATGGTTCGTCAATACCACCATACTCAGGCTCAGTGTAGCGATGGTGGGGATTGAATGACGTCAAAGATTCCGACGGCCGGAGCCTTTTATCATAACCCTCTTCTATGTAGTGAAAAAGCGCAGACTGATGCGAGCCAGCGAGGTATTTTTCTTTATACCAGTCGGCATCTAGCCGCCCAGCCAATTCAGAGAAACGGTTCGGAAACCTGCCTTCATTGCGCCCGTGCAGCATGTAATGTTTCTCTGCGTCAAACTTCGCCCTCTGAACATCTCTGTATTTAAACAAGTAATAAGCGGGATCCATAACGATGTTGTGTTTCATTATAAACGAATAAAGAGGATTTTCCCCCCGGTACTCGTCCAACACTCCCGTCCCCGGAAGGTCGGCCAAAGAGAACGCCCGGCTGGGCAGCCGACCCATCGAGGCGCCGATCCAGATATAGTGTTCAAGTGGATCCATACCCAAAATTTTAACGTCTTGGTATTTCTCAAGATACCACTGACCGTCAAACAAACCAGACTTCGTGATAACGGAAGCTATAGCTCGGTTCATTTCGCTGCCTGGAAGAGCATCGAATCTCGCTGGGTTATAAATATTTGTGTTCACGTTCATTCCTCAAGGCATGCTGCGGGTAGACTCTGGCCATCATTCGCTTCACTTATCAGGATGCTTTGCCGACCGACCATAGTACTAAAAATCACCCTGAATTATTAATACCTGGACATGACCTCAAAACGGATAATGGCACGTTCTAGTAGAGTCAAGACATAGCATGAGACGTCTGGATTGCTAACGCCGCAGAGAAGGCGCAACGCTAATGGTCAGGGTTATAGACCCCCCGGCCCTGTTTTCAATGTAGAGGCCCGTTGTTGTTGCAGAAATCGTCACGTTCCCATCCGCTCCAGTTGTACCCGTGAGAACAGTGCCGGTTAGAAAAGCTACGTTCGCCCCGAACGAAGTTAAAGCAAGGATTTGTGGGCCGCTGCCAGTCCTTGCAGAGAAAATTCCGTTAGGCTGGTTTGAACCGGAGCTTCCGGCTGAAATGTCGTATTGGACATGAGTATTTGACGCGCCTTTTAGAAAGTACACGCCATCATCTGGAATAGGGATGTACAGCTTTGTTGGGACGCCATCAATCTCATGATCCATATTGTCCATAGCGAACGGAACTTGAACTGGATTTATACTGTATGCACCGCGCGCCTTAACCCTGCTTACCTTGCCGCTAACCAATGCTCCGGTGATGTAAACCCCTCGTGCCGCACTGCCGCCACCGCCATCAACAGTCACATCATCGATATTAACCACCGACCCAAAAGTCGTCGTTCCGCTAATGCCCGACCGGTTAGCTACGCTAAGGCCAAAGCCCTTAATGTTCACATCAGATATATCGATTACAGATGGAAAGTTTTCGTTGGGGCCGCCGCTCATAAGCGTAATGCCGTTCCCGCCGCTTCGCCATACATCAATGCCGTTAATTCTGAGAAGATCGCATGATGCCGGAATGCCAAGACCGTCGCCACCGCTTCCGTCTACAAGCCCACCTTGAATGAGGATTAAACGAAGCGCTTGACCGGCTGCGCCAATCCCTCGACCGGGTACGCCAACAGCTTCACAATCCAAGAAGCGCGTTTCCGGCGCGCGACTGAAAAAACCTCCGGCACTATTGGCCGCGTTACCCCCGCGCGCTTTACAGTCTGAAAACGTTATGTCGTGAACGCCCTCATGCGTATCGAATGCAGTGAAATCATTCTCATACGCTTGGCAACGATCAACGTGAACGCTGGTAGAAGCACCGTCAGCACTTCCCATAGTAGTGAACACATGCCTAGTTCGGGTCCCCGCCATGTCGGCTATAAGAACAATATCGCAGGCCCCCCATATGGCTACACCATAACCAGGGAAACCAGCACCAACATCGTTTCTACCGTCCGAGACATGGCGCGGCTTGGCGGTAATGTTCCGGCAAGTTCTGAAAAGAATTCCGCACCCACCAAAATTGGAAATTCGAACGCCTTCGACAGCTACATCGTCTACGTATTTGAACTCCAAAGGTCCTACGTTGAAATTCTGATGACCCCTAATCGAACCCGGCCCGTAAACTCTTACACCAGCAAGAGGGATTACTTTTTCAACGTGAGCGCCACGAGCGGCGGTATACGCTCGGTCAGACTGGAACGAACCAAAAATTTTCCGGTCAAAGTTCAGCGTGTTACCTGCCTTGCTTTTGACGATCAGGCTTTCACCGCTCTTATAACCGACAGCAGCGCCATCCGTAGAGTAATCAGTTGTATCTTTAAGGATGATCCAGTCACCGGCAGATATGCTTGATGCGTCGACCAACTGCAAGCTTGTCGCATCTGCTGATACCGTTGCAGCTATCGGAAGCTGAACGCCAGACTTAGCGCCCTGCGCTAAGAACATTGCTGTAACAGCGTCGTCTTTGTGCTGTAGAGTGACGCCATCACCGACATAAACGGAGGTCTTCGCGTAAAGATTTACCGAGGAAATCGTGTAGGTTCCTGGCTGGGTGAACAGGATCTCCCCGCCTCCCTTGATAGCCAAATAGTCAGCGATTGCTTGAACCCGGGCCGTGACATCGGCGGCCGGGAACGCTCCGACAATACCGACATTGACGCCGCCATTGGTTACCGCTTCCCACCAAGACCCGTCTTGCGACTGAACTTTCAACCCATGGGCCGGCTCGGAGACGGCAAGACGGTACTGCGCACCGCCGCCGTCGCCCATGACCGCATATCCACGGGTTTCCAGAGAACTCATACCGGCAGGGAACTGCAGCGACTCCATCCCATTGCGGGTGGCGGTGATAGGGACCTCCTTCTCCGACACGATATCGTTGACATAGCCGGCAGCGCGATCAGCCTCTCGACGCGAGCGATCTGCATGGAAGTCTGACCGATCTGCCTCTAGTTTCGCCCTATCAGCCTCTGCAGCTGCTGCAGCAATCAGCCCACTGGCGAGATTTGGCAAATTAGGGCCGGCAACCCATCGGTCACCTTCCTTCATAATCGTGTCACCATCCTGAATGCCGGCATCGATGACAATCCCAGCCTCACCAAACTCCACCATGACTGCGCGGCCGAGATCGCGCCTCAGCTCCTGCTGCTGGGTAGCAATCTTGGAAAACTCTCTTTCCAGAGCGTCCGGATTTATACTCGAACCCGATAGAACGCCGGCAGCCCGCGCAGCGAGACGAGATGAAAGCACGACATAACGCGTGGTGTTTGGCACACCGGAAGGGAACTTGATCGTGAAATTGTCGAGCGGGTTGAGCGCCGTGTTGCCGTTCACCTTTGTGACGATAATGCCGGAGGCCTCTACGAACCGCGGAGCTTCGGCCGGGCGAACGCAAACGACAACATCCTCCGGATCGAAGATCTCGAAATCGAATGGCCCGTAAGTGTCCCCACCATCGCCCAAAAGAATTCCACTCTGCCGCAGTTGCCGTGGAATAGGATAAGGATTTCCAGCCATAATCGCCCCGCCTGAAATTTTGGATCAGACAGAGCGTAACGGCAGCCAGGCAACGTTCAGTGCGGCCGCCTCCCTGTGCTATTCGGCTCCCATAACCGCCCCAGGATTTGGCAGCCGCTTAAACGTCAACTCACCGGGCTCCCACCAGTGCGATGCTTTAGCCTTTTGGGATTTGAAGCTTTTATCCGCATCTGGATCCAGCAGCCATTGCAGCTGGTCGACGAAGGCGCGGCGATACCAGTTCCTTGTCGCAGGGTGTGAAGAAAGTATTGGCGTGTATCGGCCAACATATTTTGCCGCAGCGCGACCAACCTTCTGATCTTCCGGATAGATAATTGCCTGGATGCTTTTGAGCGTGAGATCTGCAGTGTCGGCAATAAAAGCACCGCCGATACCTCCCAAAGTCGCAACAAGGCTTTGCCCGTACCGGTTCTCCGACTTGTCGACAAAATCAGCAAATAGGCCACCGCCGCCGCCCTTGACGAAGGCTTTGACCCAGAATGCCCCGGCTTTTTCGCCGAACATTTCTTCCGGATCCTTACCGTTCAGAACATTCAGGATCTGGATGTAAAAGGCTGCACCGATGGTGAGCGGAACTGCCATTGCGGCAAAGTAACCAGATCCGCGCGCGATCTTGCCGGCAGCGCTTTTCGAGAGCATGGAATAGACATACATCGCCTCTACCTGCCGCGCCGTGAAGCTCATGCCGAAACTCATGAACTGGGAACCAAACTCCGCAATTTCACCCAAAATGGTGCCGCGCTCCACCTTCCCCGTCAGCACGCTCTTGATACGCGGATCTCCGGCCGGCACTGATCGTTCCTGCCATTGCTGGATGAGCTCGGCATATTTTTCCGCAAGCGTGCGATCGCCGGTTTTCTCGAAAACACCGCCGGGATCCAGAAAACCCATGTCGTCGACGCCGGCGCGCATCTTGTGCCAGTCGTCAGGCGTGATGCCGAAACCTTCCATGGCCCTCTGCAGCAGCGGGTTGAGGTCGATCCAGTCGGTATCCTTTTCAGCCAAGCCGCCAAGCGTCTCATGCCAGGCTGTTGCCTCGAGGCGCTTGCGGGCATCGGTCAGGGGCGAAAGCGCGTTCCAGGTCAAAGAGCGATCGACAAGGTAGCGGCTCCATTCATGCCCAAACATCTGGTCAACGAAACGCGCGCTCTCATTCATGGTGTGCAGGTAATCGTCCCAGATCATGGCACGGCGCGCCATGGCCTTACGATCGCCGTCACTGGCGAAACGTTTCAGGATGCCACCGAAGCCACGAACGACCGGCAAACCCGCTAGGCGGCGCGAAGCGGCCGCCACAAACGGATCCGTCGCGGCGGCAAGCAGACCGGTTGATCCGAGCGCCGCCGACGTGGCGAGGTTACGAATGTCGCCAGCCCATTGCGCCGGCGCGTCCAGTACCGTCTCCCGGCCACGCAAAGCCCGCCACAGACTGTCAACGCGATATTCGGCCATCTTGATCGCAGACATGCCCGGCACCTTAACGCCCTCGATGTTGAGCGCGCCGGACTGGCGTTTGCCGATATCCACCTGCACGGCCTGTTTGAGCCATTCTATGGTCGCATCCGGGTTCGGCCCGAAACGCTCCATCGCGGCAATGTCCCGCGACACACCGTTAATGTGGTTGAAAATGGAACCGATCGCATCGCTGCTGCCGAACTTGTCGTTATAGGCAAGCCAGCTCCTAGCATCCTTGAAGATCAGAAACCGGCTGTCCTGGTACTTGCTGGCGACTTTGCCTTTGCCGAACTTGCGACCCTCCGGCCGGCGGTGCGCCCAGCCATCGGACGTGATCGTTTCAAAGACGTAATCGAGCGAGCTATCGAGCCCGTTCGCGCCAATAACCTCCCCCGTGTTCGGGTTTGTCATGTTCTCAGGATCGAGCAGCGGCCGGATGAAATCTTTCCAGCGCTGGCGCGCCTCCTCCGGCGTGCGGCCTAGTTTACGGATCGCACGACGGTTATGGCTATGCACAATGCCCCAGTCCTGCCGCTTCGGGATATTGCCGCCGGCAGCATTGAAACGCAGCCGCAGATCCTCGAGGACACCGGAGAGAGCACCGGCCAGCGCCTTTGCCGTCGGATTACTGACATGCTCACCATGCATGGCCGTGATGAGATCCGGAATGTCCACCTTATTCAAACGACGGCCGAGCCCCTTGGAGCGCCGGAAATGGTACATCACTTCGGAAAGCTGGCGATGCGCCATAGCGATGATTGCATTGGCCTTGCCAGCCATGCTCTGGGTGCCCTTGTAACCATTGTGGATCATGAGTGACAGAACGGCATCAAGCTTGTCCGGACGGCCTTTCTTGTCGCGGTAGTTTTCAACGAAGTCCGCCAGCTCTTTGCGCGCGCCTTCCGTCAGATGCACCTGCCGGCGCATTTCCTTGGCGTCGGCCCGCAACGCGGCCGCCACCTCGTCACGCGCAGCGGCCATCGCCTCACGCTCAGGCATGGCCGTGCGCTTGGAGTTAAAGCGGGCATCGTAGTAACGGTGCAATTCGTCGGCCTGGCGCGAATTGATCGCACCCTGGGCAACGGCGGAAGCCAGACAATCACGCAAGCTCATAGTTTACATGCCTCCAAAAGATCTGCGAGAAATTCAGGCTCAGACGCCATTTCGAGGGCTTCGCGTGCGGAAACCACGCTCACCTTACCGTCGCCATCCTCGATCGCCATAAAGTCAAAATAGTTTTCAGGGTTGCCGTTGCGATCGCGCGCGGGCTCAGCAAGCTCACCGGCGCGGATCTCGGCGTTTCGCATACTGACGTCATCAAGCGGCTCGGAAACGACGCGGGGCCGGATTGTTTGCTCCTGCACCGGCTCCACCGAAGCAGCCGCCGCTGCAGGACTATCCGATTGCCTCGACGCCGGCTGGGGCGAAACCGCACGATCCGAAACAGTATCGGCCGCCGCTTCTACGCGCGATGCCGCAGCATCGATGCGCCGAGATGCATCGGCAACGTCAGACGCAAAAAATGTCTCGGCGATATCATCGATCGCGTTTGCGTCACCGCTATAGATCCGCTCGTAGTCATCCGGGCGCATTGTCAACAGGCGGCCGGCCTCCTGCTCAGCAAGCATCCGCTCGACGATCTCCGGGGGCGGAAAATTGTCGGGATCCGTCGCATAGCGCTCAGCCGCCTGCATAACCTCAATCTGGGCTGGCGTAGCATCAGACGACACCATGTAATCATCCAGCACCCGCTCTTCGAAGCTGCGATTGATGAGATCAACTTTTTCCGGCGTCAGCTCGACATTCATGGCTTTGGCCATGGCCTCGATATCGCCAGGCTGCGGGCTGCCATCGAGGACACGAGCCGCGATCTCTTCGCCGCCTTTGCCCATGCGGTAAACCCGAGCCAGTTCCGCACCGCCCTGGATAGATCCGCCAAACAGCGAACCGAAGACTGCCGCAACGCCAGCGTTCTGCAGCATGTCCGTCATGCCGTGCTCGAGGCCGGCCGAGCGCTTGCGCTCCTGGCTCAATCCCTGCAGGACCAGCTCTTGCCCGCCATTCAACAGCGCTTCCGTCAACATGGTCTTGCCGATCCGGCCAGCAACCGTCGCCGATTGCGCGCCGCCGGCCCCAAACATCGCCATACCCCATTGCGTCGGATCTCGCGCCGCACCTCGTAGACCACCGGCGAGCTGCGCGCCCAACCGGCCAGCCGCGCCGAGTTCAGGAGAGTTGAGCGCTTCCTGCGATGCCTTCTCTGCATCGCGCATCACCTGGTTGTGTGCCTCTTCAAGACTGGTCGACAAAACCTGTTCAATTTCCTGACGATATTTTCCGGACAAGGAAAGCGCCCTGGCGTTAAACTCCTCCTCGCGGGACGCCCTGCCCTCATCATCAACGGACGAAAACGCCGTGCCTCCACCGCCCAGTGACATCGCCATGACGGCGGCTCGATCGGGATCAAGATCAACGGCCGCCGCCTCACGCATGGGATTGGGCAGCGTCTGGCCGGTAATGTCGGCGATGAGCTTGATCCGCTCCTCATAGGCTTTTTCGAGACCGTAATAATCGGCGTTGGTGTTCTCGATCAGCCGCATGGTTTCATCGGTGGCGCCGGCGGCCTTCGTCCAGGCTTCTCCCCAGCTCTCCGGACCATTCGAGCGGCTGGCCGGCAGTTCAGTGACATTGGGCAGCTGGATCATCGATAAGCCCCCGGGACGCGCGCCCCGAGCTTGCCGCGCATGCCAGCGAGATCGAGCACGACGGGATTGCCATCCTTGTCTGCGATAAACTGCGGCGAGCTGCTGGAAAGGTCACCCAGCGCGAAAGCATATCCACCATTGACCGCGATCGGCGTTGCCTTTTGATAATCGCGTGCCGTCCAGGTGCGACCATTTTTCGCCGTCACCTGCCCCACATCACCATCCTCGAGCGCATCAATGAGATCCCCGAACTTGTCGGCGCGGATCGACGGCGGCACGAGGATCTGCCGTGCGCGAGATAGCAAACCTCCGCCGTACTTGGTGAAGCCACCGTATTGCACTCCGTTTGAAATGGTCGCGCCAGCGGCCTCCTGATAGGCCTTTTCGTAGAACGGCCGCGCATCGTCCTTTTTGGGATCAATACCCGCGTCGTAAAGGCGCTTGCGCGCGATCGCGGCGGCCGCCTCACCGAGCCGGTTGACCTCTGCAGGCGAAAACTGCAAAGCGTCGCCGGCAATCTTCTGGGCAACCGGAATGCGTTTTGTGTTCGGAATGTCCGTATACGCCTTGCCTTCCGGACTTTTTCCGAAACCAGAGATCAGATCGAGCGCGGCCTGCTTATTGCCGCCGGCGGCAACCAGACCGCCAGAGAGCGCAACGGCGGGTGCCGCCTCACCCAGTTCTCTCAACACCCGGTCGGCATCACGGCCAGCCGCATCGACGAGGCCAGCAGCGATCGCCAGACCTTTGGCCGGATCCGCCTTCACCGCCGCCTCGATCTGCTCGGCCTCACCCGGCCGGAAGTATCGCGGCGAAACACCGAAATGCTGCCCGGCCGCGTTCGACGCATTGATGCGCTCGGAAAATGCACCCGAGACCATGGCCGGATCAATGTCGCCATCGAGTGGCAAGCCTTCCGAGACCGGGAGCACGCCGAACCGTTCGGCCACACCGAGCGGATCACTCTGCAGATCCTTGCGGTGATCGGAGATTGCCTTGCGGGCAAAATCGATATCGTCCGCCGTCGCATTCTCGCCCAGGATCGTCTTGACTGATTTTTCTACCACGCCGATCGGCTGCGTTCGAATGGCGTCGGAAACCTTCATGCGCGTCAGCGTCGATGAAACAATCTCCTTGCCGCGCGGGGCCGTGCCTGCATCGAGCTGGAAGCGTGCCAACTCGTCAGCGCCCACCGGAAGACCACGGGCAATGCGTTTTGCCATCTCCTCGCCGCGCTTCTCGAGATCGGCGTTCGATTTGGTGTCTTGCGTGCGCCTGGCGCTTTCAGCTCCGGTAAGGCCTTTGTCGATAGCATCCCAATCATCCGCCGTCACACCATCCAGCTTGCCAGCGGCATAGTCGCGCTGCATCTCCGCGCGCATCGTCTTGATCTGGTCGGCGTTCATGGTGGACGCCTGCCTCGTGTAAAAACCAACCGTCAGATCCGAGCGACTTTTGCGCTTGGCCCTGTCGGCCTCCGCCACCGGCAGCACACCGCGCGCCACGGCGCTGTCATAGTGGGCATCGATCGTCGATTGCGTGTCCGCCAGAGCCGCACCCGCGGCGTCGTCATCGGCTTTCAGCCCGGCAAGCTGCTGACTTTTACGATTTTCCAGATCGTCGACACGGCCAAGAAAATCAACACGGTTTGCAGCGTCAGCCCGCTCTTTCTGATCTGCCCTAGCTTTACTCAAGAGCGCCGCCGATCGCTTATTGTAAGCAATCGTATATTCCGGAGCGATTTCCTCGAAAACATTATCGCGAAGATCTGCCGTCAGATTTTCGGACAATGCTTTTTCGAGCATCGCCGGATCATCTTTATAGGCGTCGTAAACCGCCTGCTGGTTCTGGACCATGGCAGCATCGGCCATTTCGAGGTAAGTCCGGGTTCCCTTCACGTCGAAAGCGCGACCGTATACCGTATCGCGGCCGGACGGACGGAACGTGCCAGACTTGCCAGGCGTGATCGTTACCTCCTCTCGAACGGGCGTAACGGAAACTGGCTCAACTGAGGACGCGGAAGGCAGCTTGTCATAAGCGCCGCCACCCGGAGCCACCTTGGAAATCCATTTTCCCGCAAACTGCCCGGCCGTCATGTCAGCGGATCCGCCATTCAGACGCACGGCATCGTGGCCAACAACGTCCACCGCCAAGGCATTCGGATTAGCCAGCAGCTTGGAAGCACCGCCGGAACCCTGCTGATGCGCGAGATACAATTCTCCGGCATTTGGTTCACGACCAAGAGTCTTGCGGAGATGATCTCGATTATCCCGCATGAGACGGGCGGCCGCGTCAGAGGCCTGGGCGGGATCGAAGCGATCGCGGAGGCCGTATTGCTTTGCCGTTCCGTCGACGAACTGGAATAGTCCACCAGCTGATGAGTTATTGTTCTTGGCATACGGATTGAACGAGCTTTCAATGCCGGCAATTTCCGTCAAGGCATGCGGATCAACGCCGTTACGCACAGCTGCATCGGCAATCATGGTGCGGAGTTGCGCCGGCGGCACCTTCACACGCACACCGCCCGAAACCTGCTCGCCGGAATATCCGCCACCTGTTATCGTGGAGGCCGTAGGCGCACCCTCCATCGCGGCACGACGGCCGGCGAGCTCACCGGCGCGTTCCGCCTCGCGGTCGGCGCGCTGGCCGAACTCGTCAGCGGCACGCGCAAGGCCGGCTGCAACCTTGCGCTCAAGATCTCCGCCCTCGCGGGCAACTGAAAGCAACCCCTCACTCAAAAGAGGCTGCGTGTGGAAGGGCTTGTAAGATACGGGATCCAGCCGTCTGTTTGCCATGTCAGTACCTGTCTGCGGTGGATGTTGCGCCCTTGAGGCCGATGACGGCAGCATTGAACAAGCCAGACTGCCGCGCCCTCGATGCCCTCTTTCGATATTCCACCTGACGTTCCTGCAGGCGGCCGATACGAGTTTGCTCCGTACCCACATCAGAGGTCAGGCCAAGGTCAGCTTGCCGGAAAGCATCATTGCGGGCTTGCAGTGGCGTACCAAAGGAAAGATCGACGCCGGAGGCCGCGTAGGCGACATCCTGCTGGCCGATGCTATCCATCATTTCTTTTTTCAGCATAGTGCGACGGTTAATACCCTGCAGCGTTTCCAGCGGCACCTCGCGCGCGGCGTCGTCAGCTGCAGCATTCGCAGCGTCAGCATCCGCCTTACCGGCGTTGATGGACTGAACCATCCCCAAAACCGTAGCAGTCCCTTGCAGCAAGGAGGACAGCGAAAATCCTGCAGCAGCCGGAGCTGCTGCAGCCGCCGTCGTCGCTGCACCGCTTCCGGCAGCACCGGCGGCCGCCGTAGATGCACCGCCGCCAAAAATAGACGTCACAAAGCTGGTCGCCAGTTCCATTACAGTTTCACCCCCGCAATATAGTCGCGCACCCGCAACCGGCCCGGCCGCAGCTGTGTAATCGTCAGTGTCGGATCCATGCATGCACCGATGAGACCAGGCACGGTCACATGCCCCGTGAAACCGGCTTTTGGGGCCGTCAGATCATCGCTCATTCGTTGCAATGCAACTTCACGCGGCGGGCGGCCGTTGGCACCGATCGCAATGCTCGTGGTGTCTTCAAGATAGAGGCGGACGGAAACGACCTTGCCCGGTCGGCGTACAACTTCATCATTCGGCAGCACACGAACGTAGGGCATGCTTTCATATAGAGGCGCGGTCCAAATGCCGACGATCGATGGCTTTCCCGCAATGCCAGTCTGAATAACGCCGCCCGTCACGGCGAAAGGACCATGGAAATCGTTCTCAATCTCGGCCCAAACCGTGCGGCCATTGAAATGCGACAACCCCGATATCTGGCCAGCAAGATCCGTGCTGCCGAAAACGCCAAGCTGCAGTAAATTTTCATCCGCTTCCGTCAGCATTTCACGGGTATAGACACCATTGCGCTCGACGGTCAGCCAAACGCGATCGAGGCCATCCACAGAAACCGCGTGAACAAACCCACCGTCAGTAATCGGCCATTCACATGCCGCAAGGCTGATGTCCTGGCTTACATTTGTTGCGCACGCGATAAGACGCCCATCCTCCCGCAGCAGCAGCAACCGATCGGTACTCATCTTCCCGCTCTTGCGCTGCACCACCATCCGCCGAATGTTCGCAACAATGTCATTGTTCAGATCGTTCACCGGGACAGGCTTGAACGCTTCGGAAACGGCATCATAATTCGCCGCATACAGGCGACCACCATCGCGCGACACGAAATAGATCGAGCCGTCCAGAAGGACAGGCTTACACCCTTTCTTGACGCCGATCGCGGAAGCGCGCACCCAGTTGAGAGGCTTATCCCTCTCGATAGTGCGATTGGATGCGAAGTATTCGGCCCGATCGGTAAATGCGACCAGATAGGTGGCATCGATGACATACTGAACGCTTTCGGAAACCTCGGTTCGCAGCGCCTCGAGCCTCGCCGCTGAGGGGGACTGGCTTTTGATATTGAGATCGAAATATTCACCGTTCCTGGACATCGCCATCGCTGCAGGCTTGGCAGCCGGAGCATTATAAATGGACCTGTCCTGATAGTTGGTCATGCCAGCAAAGCCGCCGCGAGCCGCCGAGATCAAGGGCTCACCGGCGGTCTTCCCGAAGTCGACATGAGAGACGAGCGCAGACGCCTCTGACGTATTCACGATGCTGGCGCCGAAATCATACTCGGATCCAGACAGCACACCGCCAAACCGCACGATAAGCCGGCGATACCTGCCATCACCGCCTGGATAGATTACCGACACACCGGATCCGAACCCCGGCAAAGCGCTGATCGCATCCTCCAGGCGAGACGCGAAATCCACCCAATCCACGCTTTCCGGGCTTGTTCCCATAGGGACCGAAGTGGTCGTGGAGCCGTCGACTGTCATCGACACAACGATATCTGGCACGCCTTCAGCCCAGCGAATGAAGATATCCCAGACGTCATCGGTCTTGGCGTAATCGCCACCAAGGTCGACGTCCGGAATAAATTCAAACGGCCAAGCCGAAAGCGTCCATACGCTATCGTCGCCGGCATTACGCAGGAGGCGAAGTCCGGACCAAATCGACGGATGAAAAATACCAACGGTATTGGCCTCCCCGTAGAACTCAAGATCGGGCAGAATGTCCGCCGTAATCTGGGGAATGGCGACAGTGGCAACCTTGACCAGATCCTGCCGCCATATCTCTACTTGGCCAGCCATAAAAAACAGCGTGTAGGACAGCGACGGAGTGACAGTCAGCGTTGTCTGCACCACAGCAACGGCAGCCGCCTCACCAACGAAACGAGATCCGGACAACAGCGAAAACCCGCTTTGCGGCACGGGCTCGACACTCAGCATCCGCTTGGCGCCGGAATAATACTGTTTGAGATTGACTTTTCCGAGCAGGCTTTGCGCAAGCTGACCCGCATTGGCAGAGCTTTTCAGTTGTCCCGCAACACGCGCCATCAGAATTCTCCATGCCAGGGCAGCGAGGCACGCCCACCAGTGTGATGGACAGCAGTCAGAGGATCCGACGCCATCAGATCGCCGCCGATCGGCGCCGCAGCCTTGTCCTGCCCCATCAGGCGGCCGATCATTCCTCCGGTCCCCTGCAGCGACGGCGTGCCGAAAGCCTGGACGAATTTATCGTCCTGCATATCCTGATCAGACCAGATCGGCACAGCGAGGTAACCGCCCAGCGCAACGACGAACGCAGACCGAAACGGTGGATCCCAATAGTCAGGATCCACAAGCACCTTGCACTGCGACCAGGTGTTCGGAACATCAGCAAACAGCAGCCCCTCCTCGAGCGCGAACCTGCGCAATGTTCGAGGATTGCTGCCGGCGCTTTCGAGATTGAGAAGCGGAGCCCCGAGACGAATGCCGGGCAGCTCAAAAGCATAAGCCCAGCCGTTCTCTGGCCGATCGGCAAGACGCCGGTTCTTGAACGTCTTTTTCGAAAAGCTCCAATCGTGCATTCCGAAAATATGGTCCACGGCCATCTGCCAAGTCGCCGCGATCTGCTCGGCCAACTCCGAACCATCATCAATGGAAAACATCGGACCCGCACCGATCGACGTCAGCGCCTGGTTGATGATCGTCGCTTTGTCGATTGCCATGACCGCCGCCCCAAAAAAAAGAAATCCGTGGCCAGAGAATACCGGCCACGGTCTGGTGTTCAGTGCGATGCAGGCGCGTCAGGTCACAGTGATGTTGGCGACAGTGACATTGCCGCTCGAGGGAACCGCCGTGACGCGCAAGCGAACACTCGCCTGCGTACCGTCGCAATCCACTTCAGCGTCGATAATCGAGCCGACGGACATATCGGCGCGCGCGGCGTTGAAGTAACCGGCAGCCGCGATTTCGGCAGCAGTGTCATTCGTGGCATAGACGTGGAAGCGAATGAATTTCGTCGGGCTAAGACGGATCGGACGGCCGCCGTTGCGCAACTGGCTTTTGTTAAAGGCCATTTTGGAACTCCAAGATTGCGGTGAAAGGTGAAGCAATGGCGGCTTGCGGCCGCCACCACATTCGGCTTACTGGTTGGCGGGCATCGTGGCCTTGTTGATCGCCTTCATGCGAATGCGCTTGACGCCTTCGGGCAGCAGGCCGACCGAATTGCCGGAAAGTTGGACCTTCCAGAGTTCCGGCGTGCCCTTGAGCTGCGGCTGCTCGTAGGCCTGCATGTTTTCCTGATCCCATTCGATCTCGGAACCCATCGCGTCTTTCGCCCAGGCGAACGTATCGAGGTAACCCGTTTCGTCGAACGATTGTTTATAGCCGTTGCCATCGGCCGGGCCCGTGCCATAGCGGCCGGTTCCGAAGTTGAAGACACTGTCGGGAAGGGCCATAATGTGGACGCCCTGATAGGTCTTTTTCTTGACCTTGGCGCTTTTGGCGAACGGCAGATCGGAGGGACCCTGATAGTCCGAGTTGCTGAACTGCTTGTAGAGCATCAGTTGATCGAACCAGCTGTAAGGCATCGGCCAGAACATGTCGTCTTCAGCACCGGACGCATGCAGGCGGCTGGTGACGTAGATGGCAGTTTCCAGATCGATCCGAGCAGTACCGTCGCCGATCGTCTGAACAACGGTCGGCTGATCTGTCAGCGTTGTCGCGCCGACTTCCGCGAACGAATTGAGAGCACCGAACTTCAATTCGTCACGCTTGTTCCGGACCGTCCGCGACATCAACTTGGAAAGAGCATCTTCCTGGCTGGGGCCGGTTTTCCGCTTGTCCTGTTTTCGCGTCAGCGCCGTCGCTTCGAAGTCGCGCACCTTGAGCTCGACCATGTCGAAGTTGATTTCCGAGATATCGACATCCTGGACAGCGCCGCTCAGCTCGTACATCTGGACTTCGCCGCCGGCGACGGGAAACTTCACAAGGCCCGCACCACCTTCACCACGCGTCATGGTATCGTCGAGGTAGCCACCTTCTGCCGCATAGCGGAGGCGGACCTTGTCACGGATCTTTTCAATAAACCATTTTTCGATTGTCATTTCAGGACCTCAAAAGAGTGATGGACGAAATCACCGAGAGGGCCGATTAGCCGGACAGCGTCGGGTCCTGTTAAGGATAGCCAGCGCGTCGCCCAGGTCGCTCCCGTCCGGTAGCAGGCAAATCATGCCAGCGGGCGGGAGCCGTTCAGTGCGCGTCAGTCTCCGATCTGCTTTTTGTAATCAGCCTGCAGCTGATCGTAGGACCCCTGATTGAAGCTCTTGTGCCCCCAGGTGTTTTCAGGAAGGGCAGCGCGGCGCGCGAGATCCTGACGCGGGTCCATTGCGCCAGATCCGCCGAACAGCATGGCCGGACCGTTGCCCTGCGTACCGCCAGCGACACCACGGATCCATTCGAACACACGATGCCCCTTGGCGCTATCACCGAGCATCGCCTTGGCGAATTCAACATCATCCTTTGCAAGTCCGCCGTTTTCGGCTCCCTTGGCAGCAACGCTGTCCAGAAACGCATAATTTTCATTCATGCGCTTTTCGACCGCCTGGCGCTGCTCAGCCTCCGGCAAGTGCTTGGCAACATCAGGAACAAGAGCTGCTCGTTCGGCCTTCTCATCAACGATCGGCTCCATCAGGCCCATCTCAGACGAAACGGAAAGGAACTGCTGGACCATGCCCTGGTAAACGGGCAGCGGAACCTTGTTATCGAACGCGTACTGCTGCATGCGCGCCGTCAATGGATCGCCTTTCAGCGTTTCCAGATGCGGCTTGATCGCCTCTGGAACGTCGCCCGAAAACTCCGCATACGCCTCTGCCGTCGCCCCCACCTTGTTTGCTGCGTCACGATCGCGATAACCGTCGAGCGCTTTTTTCATGTTGTCGATCGTCTCGTTATTGCTCTTGCCAACGAGATGATCTGCTATGCCTTCCGGCTTGTAGATTTCTCCGGCGGGCGCAGACGACGCGCCCGCTGGAGGAGCGGCAGCCGATGGAGGCGGCTGCGCGCCAGCGTCGGCGGGAGGAGTTACCGACGCGGAGGAACCTGCAGGCAGGGCAGCAGCAGCAGCAGCAGCAGCGGCGCCGGCATCGCCGCCGCCAGATCCACCACCCTCACTGTTGAAAAGCATCAGGTCGAAGAAGTTGATGCCGCCTAAAAATCTGACTTTCATGATCCAGCTCCATTCTGGTTTTGCTTTTTCGCAACGAGTTTTTCGCCGTGACTGATCGCGGCAAGGATCGCCTCACCCACGCCATTGATGCCCTGCCGGGTTGCAGTATTGAGTGCTGTCTGTTCGAAGGTCTGGCCGGTAGACCGCAAGGGCATACGGAGGGTGATGTCCATCATCCACTCGAACATCGCCCGACCTTGCGCCGTCTGGTAAAGGCCGTACATGAACTGTGAGACACCCTCTTGCGGCTGCATGGGCGCTGCCTGCATATGCGGGCGAAACAGCGCCTCGAGCTCGCCCCAGCCTCCGCCGCTTTCCACAATCTCCTCAAGCAGATCCAAAGGCTGGGCCGCACGCTCCGGTATAAACGGGCCGGACATCAAGCAGCCCTCCGCAAGTCAGCAACGGCAACATCCTTGATCGCACCAGGAGCCTGCTTGGCGAGCTCCATCCCCATCGCCATCTGCATCTGTTGCTGGCGCGCATCTTCGATCTTAACGAGTATCTTCTTTTTCTCACCGTCATCGGGGATCAGATCCTTGTCGATCTGCAGGCCATCAGCAATACGCTCCATAACCTTGTCCTGGTTGAGATAAAGTTCGCGCTGATCGGGACCCGCAAATGCCATGACCATGTCGTGATAATTGGCAATCGCGGCGATGCGATCAGCATTGAGCGCGGCCTGCATGGGCGAGCGGACGTTTACCGAAACCAGAAGATCGTCCACCTGCTGGATACCCGGCAACATGCCGAAGTCCATTAGGATCTCGGCAGCACGCGGCACAACAACAGGCATGATCTCCCGAACCAGGCGGCCGAAAGCACCGATATGGACGTTGGCCCGCTGCTGCAGGCGGCCTGCCATTTCGGATGCAGATCGAGGCGTGCCCTCATAATCCGGCAAGCGCGTGTCAAACATAGCCTGCTTGATCTGGCCCTGCAGATCGCCGATGAGCATCTGGGCAACGTTCATGCTACCCGACGCGGGATCGAGACGCTGCACGTCCGGCCCCAGAACGCCACCGGTCGATTGCATCGCCCAGAACTGACCCGGAGCCATCTGCACCGTATTCGGATTGAACGTGCCGCCCGCGCGATATCCCCAGATACCCAACATGTTGATGGCGGCGCTTTTCAGGGCCAATTCTTGCGCCTTGTTCAGGGTCTTGATTGTCGGCAGCGCCGTGAGGATTACGCCCCGGCCATAGGCCTCGCCTGGAACACGGTAATAGCGGGGAATGGCAATCGGCTGGGTCCGGTACCGCTCATGAGCAATCAGCTCGACCGAGTTATCCAGGCGCGCACCAAAATGCCAACCACCGCTGGGGCGCGGATCAGCCCACCAGTCCTGGTAGACAGTGACTTTTTCAGATGGCCTGGTCTTGGCCCGATCCTTGAAATCAGACGGGAAACGCCCTTTCGGCCACGCCTCAACGATCTGGTCACGCCTCAACTCCTGCCGCCACGACACCAGATTAACGCGGCCAAATGCGTCAGTCGAAATAGCGAGCTGGTCGAAGGGAATGCAGGCAAAGATGATGGGGTTACTGGGCGTACCCTTGACTGGCAACAGCGCGCCCGTGCCAACGGCCAGATCGATGCACATTTCGTGGATGGCAGTATCCCAATCACCCGCAAGAAAAAATGGATGAATAAGCTTCGAAACGCGAGAAAGCTCGCGGTTGAATTGCTTCTTTTCGCCGTCCTCCAGAGCCATGGCGGCAAGTGGCCCCGCCTCGAGCTCGAATGTGGATTGCCCGGCCGGAAAGAGATCACGCTGCAGGTTGCCGGCGAAGTACATAGCCGACATGGGCGCAGTCATATCAAACAGCCGGTCCGGCCCGCGTGCCCGGCCGTTCGCGCCGCCGCTCGGCCGGCGCATGGGGACCGCGAAGTCATAGGCTTCCTGATAGATCGGCGTCCAATGGGAACGCTCTCCCCAGGTGTTATCGACGCGGGTTTTCAGGGTTTTGATGTCAACGTTGAAATCGCCATCCATCAGGCAAGCACCGCGCTTGCGCTTCCGGCATCACCGCCGCCATCCTCGAACAAACGGCGGCCACGCGGCGCACGACGGGTCGCGGCGACCGCCGTGTTATTCCGGTTCACCTCCGCCAGCTGGCGGTCATTCGCCACTTTCTGCAAGTCGCGGCTCTTCTCCGCCTCCTGCTTGGCTCCCTTGTCCGACCCGCCGAACAGTCCCTTGACGATCTGACCCATGCAGCTCCCCATTCAAAATCCAAAGGGTTTCGCCCAGGTGCTGGAAGCCGACGAGACGCGCCATTCGCACGCCGCTGCGATTACTTTCCGTCACATGGGTTATGACGGTTCGATTTTGAGCGAGCGCGGACAGCGTCAAATGCGCAAACCGGACCAGCTCACGCATATACGCGCGGGCGGGCGCGCGAAGCGTCAGGCAGAATTCCCAGCGCCCCGCATCGTCAGGAACGAGGTATGCTACCGCGAGAAGCTCGCCATCAATGCGCAACGCAACGCTCTCGCCGTTCGATCGCTGCCAGATTGCAGCCTTACGCGCGAGCGCCCGCCCGCCCGCGCACGCGAGGCAATCGAGCCAATCGGCCGGACTGGTGACCGTCACGCGTCCCATACGTTGAAATCTCCGGGCCGCTGCTGCTTCGGCTGATTGCGCGCAAGGCGTTGCTCATGAAGACTGACGACACCGGCGGGAAGCGCAGTGGTCGCACCGTGGGCAATCACGTTTGCCAAGCCGATGTAGCCCAGCCGGCGATACTGCTCCGCGTCGTGCGGGTGCGAATAGGCGTTCTTGACCACGGCCAACTTGTCGGTACCGCCGATCGTCGCCTGTTTCGTGAGCTTGTAGTGGGCGGCAAATCCGCCCAAGATCATCTTGCAGCGCGGATCGACGATGTACCCCGGCACCCGACCATCGATCATCGTGGTAAGGCCCATGCGCACAGCGTCCTGGCGCACGCCGGGTTCATTGGAAGGAGCTGGCATGATTGGGAAGCGCAGGGTTTTCTGCACCGTCATTGCGAAATTCATTTCGTCGTTTTCCGTGTCACCGCCGTAGAAAATCGCGGGGTCGCCATAGATCCCGATGATCGGCAGGCCGGGAAACTGGCTCATCAACAAATCCAGCAGCATCAACGAAAACCGCGTCGGCCCCGTGCCGGGTTCCGTCACCAGCTCGGCCAGCAGCCGGTCCTGCCCGTTCGCCTGCGGTTGCCCGATCGTTGCAGACGGAGATCCGCCGCCATCGATGCCGATCGTGATGCCGCGACCGGGCGTCGGGGCCAACGGTTGGTCCGCCTTGTGGATCTTTTCGTTGTACTCCGGATAGACCGGCTTTCCGTCCTGGGCGTAGCCTGGCAGGCCATGCACCATTCGCCTGGAAAGGTTCTCCGACATGGCGCGCAGATCCATCTCGTAGGCCGATCGCGGGCGGCCGACACGGTTTTCCGCCCCATCATCGAGGCCACCAGGCTGGCGGAAAAAGTTATACGCCGGGTTCTTTTTTTCGGGATCCTCCCAGCCAACCTCTTTCAGCAGAGGATGGTCAACGTCTGGCGGGTTCATATCGCCCCAGAACATGCGCGGCAGGGTAATTTCGGTATCGTCAACCGTCATGCCCATCCGCCGCATGGCCGCGCGACCGTCCCGGGAAACTCGATCGAGCTCCGAAGGCGCGATGTCCTTGACTGGTGGATATCGGCCTGTACGCATGAACAACGCTCCAGGCACCTCCGGGCTCATCATGTCCACTTCGTTGCCCCAGGCCATGGAAACCTCATAGCCCTTAACGAACTGCATCACGTTGCTATCCGCGATCGCGCCGGTCTCGAGCGTGAATTCAACGATCACCTTGTCCGGACCGCGAAACGCTTCCCAGACCAGGTGATGCCGCACGGGACGATCCTGCCCGCCTTCATAGCCCTTGTCCGGTCTCTGCCAGGGATGACCGACAGGGAACATTTCGTGCCAGCTCGCCAATGCCGTTCGGGCGAAATCGCGATAGGTGTCACGAACACAGATCAACTTGACCCTGACCCGCCCATCCCTGCACACCGGCATGTACGAGGCGGCAAGCAACGGCCCCTTGATACAACTCGCAACGGTCTTTCCGGAGCCGGCCGGCCCCATAATGATATCGATCGGCCCCCGCGAATGAATGAAAGCCGCGCCCACCGGACCCGGCGGCACGTACCGCGCAACATCGATATTTCCCATGACCCTGAAACCCTTTCAAAACCCAGAGCCCGCGCGCCCGCGCCCGCCCTTGTTCAGAAGAGATTAGTTTCGCCGCGATGCCGTTCAGTCGGGCAAAGCCCAAAAGGGCCGTGTGTGTGAGGCGGCACACCCCATAGGGGGGCCCCGAAGGGGCTTTTCAAACCGAAGTCGCGGGCGTCTGCCCGCGTCCGCATGAACCACCCCCACTACGGGCAAGAGGCCAGCCGGTTTTCCGCACGCGCGAGGCCGGAAACCAAACCGGCCTACTGATTTACGATCAGTTGCGGCCTCAATGATTTCATATGCTTAGCTATTGATATGTCGCAAGCGCAGGAAGTCGCACGAAGGGACATTGATTTCATTGATCTTTTTCTCTCGGCGCTTCGACCCGCGTTAGGTCTAGCGCCGCGTCTGCGGCTGGCCGTTCGGTCGGCATTTCACCAATCAACATGACGCCCAAGGCTTGAGTTTTCACCTCGACTTGCTGCGGTTTCTTGGCATGGAAGAACGGCATGAGCTCCGAGTTTGCATCCTCGATCATCTCGTAAGCCTTGCTCATCACCTTCACCACCTGATCGCGGTCCATCACGCCAGCTTTGAGAGCAGCTTCTATGAGCAGTTCCGGCGTTGCGTCCGGCACCGCAGGGAGACAGGCGAGCTCAACAGCCAGGGCGGCAGGGCTTGCGTTCGCCAGGTCGGCGAGGTTCAGGGCCGGGTCGCGATAGCCCATGGATAGCAGGTAGTTCGCCAGATCGGTGGAGCGGCGGTTCTGGGAGCCTTTCGGCCTCCCCCTCGCCCGCTTGGCGGCATCCATGATTGACGCGACGTGTTTCACGGGACCGCCGAATAGGCAGTGCTCGCCGTCAGGATCCGCGAGCAAGAGAGATTGCTGCTCGGGTTCTTCGCGCTCGCCCGCGAGGGACTGGGCGAGGCCAGCCATGACAGTTTCCGTCATTGCCGCCATCGATCCGACTTTCGCCGCGCGCACCGGCGAAATTTCCGGCGGCGTGTGTGCCACTTGAAGCCCCTGATTTTGCTCGGTTTCGTCGCTCACCAGCTATTTCCCTATTTGTTTAATCCGGTTACCGGCTGCGGCTCTCGCCAACCGCTGGTAACCGTTTTTCCAACCGCATTTATGCAAGAAAAACAGGAACATATACCTACCGGTTACCCGGTTACCATCAAATCACCATCTACGCGTATGCACGCGCGCGCGTAAAAGGGTGCAATATATGGGTAACTCGCCAACCGACATTACAAGCCTCTGATTTTGTTGATTTATCGCGGTTACCAGACCGCCAACCGAATGGTAACCGCTGGTAACCACCCGCACCCGGCAGGGCAGACAAGCCCCGCAACCTTCACGCTATGACGCATTCGCCCGTGTTAAGTGCCAGCGCCGGGATTTTCCCGGCATATCGTGGTGAGTGGCCACAAGGCCGGAGCGAAGCGGAGGCATAGGCCGTGAACTGGCCGCAACGGTAGGCGCTGGTGCCGTCCGCGCCTCACTTGCTCCAAGCTTTCGTAGCGATTGGCCACGACATTTCTTCTCTCGTGTCGCCTCTCTCCAATCGCTGTTAAATGCGGCGGCGCGGACACCGCTTTTGAAGTCACGGGGCGGGGGTAAGAGAGTTAAATGCGAGGGGCAAAGGGCGAGGGAAAATGACGCAATAAAGACAGGATCTGGTTACGATTTCTCGGCCGCGATCTGGTGACACTTGTCCCAGTAGCGCTCACTCATTTGGACGGCCAGGCGCGCGGTATCAGCGTAGCCGAGATTGGGCATGGGCGGCGAGTGATGGAAAGGCTTCGGCGTCCATCCAACCCATTGCCACTTGCCCTTTATAGGGCCATGTAATTCCTTGCGGACGCGGCCTATTGGCTGAGCGGACGCGGCCTATTGGCTGACCTCCATCGTAACCCATCCAATCGTAATCTGTTGGCGGGTCGGCTTTGTCGATCTGGGTGTGGGTCCACGTATATTTGGGGCGGTATGGTTCGCACATTCAAAAACCTATAGACAGCCATGGCGGGCAATGCGAGGGGACCAGATTAGATGACAGCAGCAGATGACAACAGGGCCGAAAGCCCAGCAGTACCTTTACAAACGCTCATAGGTACAGCGCTCCAAATCCCAGCCGCGATTGCCTCAATCGCCTTCTTCTTCGGTACGGCCTCGATCATCGGAAAAATTATGATCGTTCCGAGCTTAGCACGCCAGATATCTGTCACTGATGTGATATCGGAAGCAATATTGACGACCCCCCCGTTTCTCGTACTCTGGATAGGGACGGTCGCGCTGTTCCACCATTTTAGCGAAAAATTGCCTGACGAACGAAAATTCATAAGAGTTTACAAGTATGTTTTTCGAGCAATCGCTTTCGTTGGGACAGGCCTCATACTGATAGCAACAGTATTAGATATTCGAGCTCTCGCAACAGGGGTACTAATATTCGCGTACTTTTGTATGTTCTTATCGTCAACGACGGGGATTGCCATAAAATATAAAATGGGCGAGACACGTTATTTCCATTTTTTGACGCCTGTTCTTTGCACATTCGTGTTGATCATGATGACCAGTGCAGAAATCACGCATCAGGCTCGCAGCTACCCTGACGACAGAATTCGAGAAGAGAATCTAGAGGTTTGTATCGAACGATGTCATCCGGGAATTGTGGTTGCATCCACTGGTTCACTTTCAGCCATCCGGTACTGGGGAACCAAGGGAATTTACATTGTTGCAAACTCCGACATTAAGACCCAGAGGGTTACAACGTTTCCTAGAAAACTCAAACTGGTGCCCAATTGGTGATTGAGTAACGTCGAGATATCCCTAGTCACATCCCATCCGCTCGTCATACCCAGCCAAGTCAACGAGCGTAACGGTCTTGGCCACACGGTTGATTTTCACGGTCTTGTCAGCCTTGGACAGCTCGCGCGGCACGATCGTCTGCGGTGCCTGTTTAAGCGCCAGCGTCCAGCCGCCGTGGTTAAACTCACCATCAGCGAACACCCGGTTAAGATTGTCATCGTTGTGAGGGATGGCTAGCGCATACCCATTGCAGGGCTTGCCCTTCTCGCGAAGACCGAGCCCGATCAGCGCCAAACGCGCGCGGGCGTCCTCAATGAGCATGTCCGTACGCTGATCGTTTTCCAGTGCCTCGATAATGCCACCGACGGTCTGCCGCTCGCCGGCCTTATAGGCATCCACCTTCGCGCCCATGATCTTCTCGATGACTTCCTGCCACTTCGGCACCTGCTCGGCCCTGTCGGCCGACGTTGCCGTTTCAATGGTTTCCACAAGCATATCGAGATCCAGCCGAACGCCATCGGCGATAGGATCCTGATGCATGCCGGCGTCAACCAGACCATGCTCTCCCACAAGGAGCTCCGCGCACGCCAGCACGGTGCCATAGGTGTCGATCGCGCGCGGATCGAGCGCCAGGCGCTGATCGGAAAGGATCTGTCGCCACTTTGGCAGAATGTGCCAATAGAAGTCGTGAAAGCCGTCCATGATCTGCCGGAGGATCATGCGGCCCCACTCCTCCTTGATCAGCGGCTGCGTTGCGTTAGCGTCCTTATCCAGCGCATTGAGGTTCAGGATGATCATGCGGGTGCGGTCCTGGACGCCAAGGTGTGGATGCAGGATCGCCGAGAATATGAAGCTCGATCGCAATTCAAACTCCGTACCGTCGCCGTTCGCACCGCCGCGATAGCCCTTGGCACCGGAATAAGACTGGCGGGCAAGCTCGATGATGGCCTGCTCTTTCTGGCCCTGCGCCTTGCGCTCGAACTCGTCCACAGCAACCGGCCGGCTGTCCTGCCGGATATTCTGATAGATCCCGGCGGCCGTCGTGTTGGCCGTGGAATATAGTGCGGATCCGAAAAGCGCCCGTAGGATCCCGTGCAGGGTCGATTTACCCGTGCCGGCACCACCCATGGTGAACATGATCGGGCGCACATCGAGCGCGCCGGAAAGGAACGCCGAGCCGATCCAGCCCAGGAAGAAAATCGGATCGATGTAAGGCCGCTCCCATTTCCAGCTTTTCAGATCCTGCAGGATGATGTGTGCGGGGCTGTCGTTGACGCCGATCGGCGTCTGCCACGGGTGCAGGGTGTCGTTGTCCTGGGCGTAAAAGAAGCCGTCATAGTCGCCCGGCTTCGCCGCCTGCAGCTGCCAGTCGGTGGCGCGGTTGTCCTTGTCCGTCTTTATATCGACGGAGAACAGGTGTTTGCCGCTGTGCCAGATGAATTTGTCTTGTGCCTTCCAGCCGCCACGGCCGCGCACATTATTCTGCGGATCGAACAAGCCCTTACGGCCGGCCTCGCCGATGATCGCCGTCCATGCCTGGTCACGCTGCACGCGCTCAACCTTTGGCGGAACGTAATTCGGGGTGTCGGGCTCGCCCTTGGCCTTCGACCAGGCGGGCCATGCCCAGAACACGTAATTTACGAACGGGGAGAATATCCGCAACAGCGTGGGCAGATCATGGCGGGTAATCTCCTCGAGCTCGCCGATCGCGTTGATGACATAGATGGTCTCACCCTTTTTGCCGAGAACAGTAATCGGGCAATTGGGTGGCATGTTGTGGTGCGGTGCGCCTTCCCACTGGCCGGCCTTGATGCCATCGCGCAGCAGGTTGGCGTCCGGATCGACCAACTCTTTCTTTTCGTCCAGCACCTGCTGCGCGTCCAGGAACTGCGCGCGAATGCCTTGGATGCCACCCTGAATTTTCGGTTTTCTTGCCATAACTGCCCGCATGAATAAGAGGAAACCGCCGCGCCTGGCTGTCGGCGCGGCGGGTATTGATCAAGCCGCGTTTACGATTGCCCAGTCATCCGCCAGCATGTCGGTCTGGGATGCCAACCAAGGCACGAAGGAACCTGTTGCAGTGAACATGTCGATGTGAGGCAGATAGTCAAAAACGGTACCCACAGGCACACCGGCCTTTGCGAGTGGTCGCCCCTCGTCGACGGTCAGGCCGATAGAGCCGGGCACCAGGACGAGAAACATGTTTTTGCTGTTCCAGCCGGCGCGCGCAACACGATGGCCGGTTTTCAGCGCTTCGACCGCGTGACCAAAGGTCATTGAGGTCACAGGTTTGTATGCGCTCTCAAACACATCCTTGGGTGACCAAGAGATATACCCGTCGCTGTATTTTACAGCGTAACCGCTTTGACCGTCCTTCTCCTGCGGCCAAGCTTGCACTCGTTTTGTGCCATAGTAGTCTTGCGTCATGGCTTTTCTCCTTTGCGGTTTGGTCCGGCACCATTGCCGGGCCCAGCAGTGGGCGGCTCAGTGCGTAGCCATCGGCCCGTCAACGAGTTCCATGTTGGTTTCGTCGATCGGCACCGGTCTGGGCTTCGGTGTCTCGGTCGCCAGTTCCTCGAGGCGCTTCTTTTCAGCCCTGGCGAAGTCGTCGAGGTCGATCAGGATCGCGGCGAAGGCCTTGAGGCTGAGCTCTTCCGCCTTTGTCAGATCTGCAGCCTGGCGATGTTTGGTGATGACCAGGTGCTGCGCCATGACCTCCGGCGTCGCGCGGGGCCCAATCTTGCGCACCAGATCAACGAGACCGCTAAGCGCCTCGAACGGGATTGCCGGTGTTTCGATGGGCTGCCCACTTCGGATGAGTGCGCCCAGCACTTCAACCGAACCATGTACCCCAACGAAAACATCCCGGGCGACAAAGCGCGAGATTTCGAGAGGATCGACGCCATCTGCCAAATTCGGCATCTCGAGCCACCAAGGCTTATCGTCTTCCGGTACCGATTGTTTCAGAGCGTCGGCTTTTTCCCAGGCATGCTCCAGAGCGGCATAAAGATCGTGAACAATCTCAACCGAATCAACTGCAGGTGCCCAGTCTTTGAACTGACCATCGCAACGCCTGATGTCATCGATCGCGCCCATGAGGTTCGAGCCAACCCGCGCCATGTCGACTAGATCTTCGACCGTTTCGCAGCCCGCGAGCTCGAGCGCGGCTTTCAGGTCCGGCGGAACTTCAGATCCATCCGTTCGTGCTTCACCCTGACTTCCGTCGCCGTCATCGCCGGCGCTGGCACCAAAAGGTAAGATGCCACCCCCTTCGCCATGGCTTCCACCACCAGACGATGCACCGTGTCCGGCGTGAACGGCTGCGGTTGGGCCAGCGGCAGCCCCAGCACTTCCATCGTCCGAATATCCACCGGCATGATCGCCATCTGCGACATCGCCGCCCGCATCAGTTCCGCTTGCAGCTTCAATGCCGCCCGAGCTCGCGGATCCTTCGCCGCCTCCGGAGAGAGCCGCAGCGTCGCCCAGTCCGATACTTTCCGGCTGCTGAACGGTCTCAGCTGTTGTGGTGCTCGCTGTTTGTGCATCGGTTACCCCCTCGCCGCCCGCAACGCCGTCGACGCCATTAGATCCAGCCACGACCGGCGCGGCGTTTGTGTCTGTGCCATCAGCTGATGGAGGTGTCCCTGCAGCCTGGACGCCGGTGTCATGAGCGCCTGCCGCGTCCAGTCCATCAGGTACTGCATTTCCGGCTGATCCAACTCGTTCAGCCACATGCGCTCTATTTCCATTGGTCTGCCCTTTACGTTTAGACATGCTCTTTCTCCTTGTGGTTACTCCATGCCCAGCGCGGCCATGTAGGTTTGCAAAATGGTCTCTTCCTCGATCCGCTCATTGGCGTCTTTGCGCCGAAGACGGACGATGGTTTTGATTGCTTTTGTGTCGTAGCCCCGGCCTTTGGCCTCGCCGTAAACATCAGCCTTGTCGGCATTGATGGCCTTGCCCTCTTCCTCGAGGCGCTCGATGCGCTCGATGAACTGGCGCAGCTCGGCGGCCGCGACAGTTTGGGTTGTGTCGGCGTTGTCGGGATAGGTCATGATCGCAGCTCCGCCCGCAACTCCGCGACGCTGATGCAGATGCGATCAGCCAGAAGAGCCATAAGCTCGGGCTCCTCGTCATCTTGCGTCAGAATGAGCGTCCGCTTTCCAGCGCCGGACATCCAGCCGAGCTCGAGGTGCGCCGATCGACCGCAAGGAAGGACCAGGACACACGTATCGGCCCAACGCATGGCGTTGAAATCGGACATGAAGCCCTGCGCTGCACGCGGATGCGTCAGAAGCGCATTACGGTAATCCTCAGCAGTGCACGGGACATTCACACCGACCTCTGGCCAGCTGAAACCGGTATTGTGAGGCGGATTGCGGAAGTCATAGACCTCGTGACCGTCATCCCTCAGAAGTCCGACCAGCCAAGGCTGGTGCGGGTTGCGCCATGACGACGCAACATAAATTCTACTCATCAATCTTCCCCTTTCATCAGGTCGTTGAAATCTTTACCCAGGTGGCTGGTCATCTCGGTCAGCGGCTTGCCCGCGCGCGAAAGCTCCTCCATCACGCGCTCGAACTGCTTGACGGCGGTTTTCTTTTCCCAGTCATTGTCGCGGGCAACGATGATGGAGCTGACACACGGCAACCACACCGGCGCCGACGCCATGGCACCGAGCGAGCCGGCCGCCCACACGCGGGCTTCGGGAATGGCAAGCGCCAGCGAAAGGCCGTCTTCTACGCCTTCGCAAAGGATCAGCGGGAAAGGCCGCGTCGCCGTCTCCGGCGGTTCGCCTTCCGGGCCATGGCTGATCCGTATCATCGCACCGCGCGCCTCGCCAAACATGATTTTGGCGGTTTCATCGCCGGTCACGGGCAGCTTTTGCGGCCCGAGCGGCGAAAGGAATGTCATGTGCACGGCCGAGATCTGGCCGGTAGGCATCCGCATGGCTGAAAGCACGGCCGGAAACTTCGGGCCATCCTGCACCTTGATGCGCCGGCCGTTTTCATGGCGGAACTGCGCCCGCTTCCAGTATTCCTGCGCGGCCGAGAAACGGAATGTCTGCATGTCGCGGTTCGGAATGTCGTCGATCGGGCAACCACGCGCCGCGAAATAACCCCATGCATGGGCTTCCGCTGTCGATCGCGCGCCGTCCTGGTAACCGCTGTTCCAGACCTGTTCGGCCCTGCCCATGCGTTTCAGCCGATCGGCTTCCGCCCGAGCCTCCGCCTTACGGCGCTCATCATCGGCCCGGCGCTTCATGTCCTGGCGCTGCTCGGCCGTCATCGAGCGCAGCCCGAGAAAATCGCGCGACCAGTCCATGGCCGCGCGGAAATCGCCGCCGGTCAGATATTGCACCAGGCCGAGCACGTCGCCCTTTTCGCCGGTGCGGTAATCCTTCCAAGCGCCGGGATCCCGATCGAGCGCAACCTTGAGCTCCGGCGTCTGGTGGAAATCATTCTCGATCGGATTGTGAGAAACCCACAGCCGCCCCTGCCTCTTGCCGGTCGGCAGCAGGCGCTGGCAAAGACCTTCGATGCGGTCTTTCAGCGCCTGTTTGATTTCGGAGGTATCGGAGCGGATCATACACGCCCCCATTGCAAATGGGCGCTCGACTCGCCTACTGTCGTTCCGCTTCTAAGAAGGTTATGGGAATGCGAAAACACTGGGACAGATGGTTTTGGGCCATTGCCACCTTTATCATTGCGATCATTGCACTCCGGATGTTTTTGGGAAGATCTGCTTTTTGTGGCCCCGAAACAGAGCAATGCTTTAGGGAATGGATCGCTGCGGTTGGTGGGTGGGTTGCCCTCGGAGCTGCGGTTCCGACCGTGCTTTATGTCGCGAGACAGGTTTCTGACGCAAACCGCCATCAGCGGGAAAATATGCAAATCCAACTGCGAAGAACCCGTATGATGGCGTTCCGCGCTCGACAATCCGCCCAAAACCTTCGCGAAATTGCGGAAAACATTCACCGGATCTGGAAAGATCCGAAACTTGAGGATTTCCCCGCATGGCCTGGCGAGTTCTACAAGAAGCACTTCGAGGTTCTTGAGAACCGGATTTTTGATGAAATATTCACATCGTTTGAGGACGAGATCGCTGTTCTCACTCCAGACACCATACGAACTCTGCGTCGGGCAATAGCCGCTAGGAAGCCTGACCAAGACTTCGAAACAGAGAGCGCCTTGAATTTTGCATTGATGGTCATTCAAATGGGCTGGATATGCGAGCACATTGACGGGTGGATGTTCAAGTGTATCAACGAGTGCGACAGCTACCTCACTGAAACGAAGAGGTTGATCGATCTCGACGTTTGAACTCGTCATGACTGAAACGCCTCCTCGACATACGCCAGCGCCGCCTCGATCTCCGGCCGCTCGCGTTCGTCGCCGAGCTCTTTCAGCAAAAGCGAAACGGTGGCTTTACTCACGCCAAGGGCGCGGGCCATGTCCGCTTGCGGGATATCGAGGTAGGTTACGGTGATGTAGATCGCGAGCCGGCGCAGCCTGGTTGCCCGCATCCATTGTTCGTCGGCCGTCGCTCGCCTGGACGGATCGGCCGCAAGAATGAAACCCGGCTGCAGATTGGCGCGGTGCGCCACCAGCGCCACGGCCAGCCGGTACGAGCGGATTGCGGCGGAGCGATCGGGAAACCTCAGCTCCACATCCCTGCCCTTCGCCTCGAGATCCCGCTGGCGTTTCAGCTGGGAGATCGCCAGGCGCACGCGAACCACGGTCCGCTGTGTCAGAGGACGCAGGCCGCTGCGAATATTGTAGAGATACCGGGGAGCGACGCCGGCGGCGCGCAGCACCTCGCCTTCGACGAGCCCCGCAGATTTGATCGCCAGATCGATTTCGGCGACAGAATTCATTATCAGCCCCTGCAAGCAAAGGCCGGACGCAATACAAACCGGCGTGAACATATCAGACGAGCGCCACCAGTTCGGGCGGCTTGCTGGTCGCGGTTTTCTGGGCCTCGCGGTGATCCGCGAGACCGGACAAGGTCAATTCGCCGCCCTTGGACGGCGCGATGTAGATGGAAACGAAGCCCTCGCGGCGCATGTAGAAGCAGAATTCCGCCCCCGGCCACGCTCGCAGCTTTGCCTCTGCAGCCAGATCGTCGATCAGCCGCAGATGAAAGGCGCGGTTCTCTGCAAGATCCTCCGGAGGCTTGCCGCCCAGACACACCATGGTGTCGGTAAGGCCCAGCTCATCGGCATTTTCATCCAGCTGCAGGATCCAGTCTTCGCCAAGGATCATTGGCGCGTCTCCGCCCCCTCATCAACAAACACAACGCCACGTTCGGCGGCAATGTCGTCGATGGCAGCGGAAAGACGCCGGCGAATTCTGTTCGTCGGTTCACGCTCGGCTTTCTTGGCACGGGACAATGTGCCTTCGTTCACATCAGCTACGCTACACAATTGCTTCTGCGAAACCCCCAGCCTCGCGCATCTTTCAAGAATTTGCGTGAAGGAATACACAGTCATTTTTCACATCCATATTGAATTTTCACATGGTGATGTGATTTGGTGTGATTGGTCAAGTGGAGTTTTGCGTTTTGAACATGGCCGTACATCCTGCGATATCTGCGCGCATGAACTCATTGCGCGAACAGCAAATCGCATGGCTGGACCACATCAAGGATCTGAGCGGGCTGACGATTACCGAGATCGCCAGGGCGTCGAAACTCGACCCGTCCACACTGACGCGCTTCTACAGCAAAGATGATAACGGCCACTCCCTGAGCTCTCGATCCGTCAAGAAGATCGAGGACGCCACCCGCGTGCCCGCCTACGAAACGAAGGTGAAGCCCGTTATCCAGAGTTTCAGCGAGGAAGAGGCACAGCCATTCATCGCGATGGATACACCTGGTGACATGATCGGAAGTGCCCTGAAGGCAACAGCCAAAGAAGCCCAGAATATCCACCTATGGACGCTCAAAACCTCAAGCCTGGCAGCGGTCGGCTATTTGCCGGGCATGGTGGTTGCCGTTGACGAGAAGATGGCAGCGAGGAACGGCGACGCGGTATGTGCGCAGAAATATGATTATCGTCGTGGCACGGCCGAAACGATTTTCAGGGTGTATCGCACGCCCTACCTGCTTACCGCCTACATGAACGGCGAACCCTCCCCGCCAGAAATCGTTGATGACCAAAACATCGTCATCATGGGAACAGTCGTCGGCGGCTTCCGGCTCCGCCACTAGTCCGCCACCAGATTGTCGCAATCACAACATTCACGTTAAACTAAGGAGCGCTCCAAACCGCTAAACTTTGGAGCGCTCCTTTCGTTGTGCCGTCATTAAATTTAGGAGCGCTCCACAACGTTAAATTTTGGAGCGCTCCTTTTTCACGTCTTGGCAAGAAAGTTTTCACAACTTCTCGCCTAAGAACGCATATATAAGAAATGCGAAATTCACATATTCATTTGCTTTTCACATGAAATTCATACAATCTCCCGATGCGCACTGATTTGCAGGCGCAAATTCACATGGGAGACGCGAAACATGCTCCAGAATTCAAACGACCGCTTCATGCAGGCGGAAGAAGTGGCCGAAGCGCTCGGCCTGGAAAGGGCAACCTTTCTGCGCAAGCGCACCGGCCTCATCATCAACGACGGCATGCCGGCACCTTTGCCCGGGCAGAAGAAACTGCGCTGGTATCGTGAAGGCATGGAAAAATGGCTGCGCCAGTATGGCGAGCTCAAGGCCCACGCAATGCGCACCACAGGATCCATGGTTCGGATCCACGTAGACCGCGCCTACCTGACAGCCGCCTATGCGGCGGGAGCGGCGGCATGAACAGCAACTCTTATGCTCTAGCTGGAAGCATGTCACACGAAGAAGCGCTATTGTCAGGCGATCCGTTCAAGGAGTGCCTCGCCCGCTTCGCAGTCAGCGATTTTGCCGAACGCATGACCGACTTCATTAATGCCGAGCTCGAGCGCGGAACCGATCTCGCCACTTTGATGGTCGCAATGGCGCGTTTTCATATTTCCGTTCATGCGTCCGTCGCTGCCCAGACTATGGCTCTGCCGGCGATCGAGACAACCGCGCGCATGTATCAGGAAATGGTGGGCGAAAGCTATCTGGTGCACGTCAACCGGATCCATCAGCAAATAAACGAGGGGGAACTGGCATGACCATGACGCCCCTCGCCGAAAACCCGGCCGTGCTGGATCCGCGCAAGAACCTTGAGCGGGCAGAGAAAGACGCCCTCGCCTCGATCGACTTTTTCCGCCAGCAGCGCATCGTCGATGGCCGCCTGCAGGTCGGCAACAAGCGGTTCGCTTGGGCCACCATCAAGCACCTGGAGGAAAAGCAGCTCGTGCGCGGCCGCGTGCCAAACATATCCCTCACCACTGGCGGCGGTCTTGCCCTGCAGAAGCTCAGAGGTGACGCATGAACCAGCCGCTCGCATTGGACGCGCAGCAGAATGTCACCGCACCGAGACTTGCTATGGGTGCTCTCGAGCTGCATTTGAAAAACCTCATCAGCGAGCACCCAGAGAAAGCGCAGCTGGCAGCGATCGACGACCACACCCGCATATGGTTTGTCGCCGAGCTCATCGCCGAAGCCAGCGGCCGCATTCCCCTCCTCGAAATCGAAGGGCTGGTTTCGCGCCATCTGGCGACCCTGGAAGGCGGTAAAGCATGAACGATCTGAAACGTCTCTGCAATTTCATCGCCGAGCGAAAGAAGGCCTTACCAACCTACAGCTACGAACAGCGGGCGGCGCACGAGCGCGCCGTTATCGCGATCGCTGATGAGTTGCAGGCAAACGAAGGTGCGGTCTGGAAATCCGACTGGCGCGGCGCATCCATCAAACTCGCCGGCATCCGGTCAACGTCCACCAGCAGCATGCTGTCCGCCCTCTCCAACTGGCAGGCCGCAGCAGAGAAGCGTATCGCGGGTGGTGAAGCATGAGCGACCTAAAAACCTTCGCAGACAAAGTGGAAAAGGCTGCCAATCGCGCCGAGCATCTTCGGAAGGCAATCAAGTGGATGGAACCGGACACCGGAGACACCGTCCTGACAAAACCGAGTGTCGACGTCAGCCAAACCACTGGCAACGGCGTGAATGGCTACTGGCAGGCAATGGAACTCATTTCTGCCGAGATGAAGACCGTCGCGGAGGACGTCGCTAAAGTGACGCTCGACAAGGCGAAAAAAGAACTCGCTGACATCGAGGCCATGTTCTTGCGCTTTACCGAGCAGGAGAACGCACCATGAGCGCCGGCAACACCATCAACGAACTCGAACGCCTTGGCACCGTGCAGGACGCACTGATGAAACGCCTCGAGGACGAGCTCCGCGAAATGCGCGCCGCCAATGCCGAGATCGAGGCTTACCTGCACGGCGCGATCGCCGCCCGCGCTGCACGCACAATCATGCTGGTGGAAGCGCGCCGCGCGGTGGAGGCAGCTGACAGCGGTTGCCCCGTGTTCAACCTGTCGCGGATCCGCCGCCCGATCTTAAGGACCGTGCAATGACGGCCGCACAGATGGCGCTGGCGATCGCGCCGCTACTCATCGCCCAGGGACTTACCTTTCTCGCGTTCTGGCGCGGCACGCGCCGGAAGCAATCGCCGCCCGCTTCCCCCGCAGCGGGCGGCGATACGGGGCCGGTACCAATGGCGGACCACCGGCCCCGCTAAAATGTCCCCCGGCTCCAGTCCCCCGGAGCCTGCCTTGCCCGGCGGTCTTTGTTTCGCGTGACCGCCGGGCATTTTTGTATCAAGGAGTAAAAACGAATGGCGAGAGACGATCTCAAAATCCCGCACGTGTCGTGGCGCGACGGCCGCCCCCGCTTCAACCCGTCAAAGACGCTTCGGGAACTCGGTTATGCCGGCGAAGATCTGCGACACAAGGACGGCCGCTGGATGAGCGCCGGCGAGGCCCTGGACTGGTCCCGCAAGCTTTCCAGCAAGCTCGAGCTCGACAAGCGCAAACAGCGCCTGCGCGCCGGGGAACCGCGCGAGAAGGTCATTCCACCTATGCCGGTCGCAACCATCCGCCCGGCGTTTCCTATCTGCCTTCTTTTCGATGAGTATTTGAGCGAGACTAAAAATCCTCGCTTCGGGGATCTCTCCAAGAAAACCCGCGACGACTACCGCCAGAAAAGCAGGGTGATCAAAAAGCACGAACCGGACGTCTGGAACTCGGAAGCCGAAGCCCTCACGAAGCCGATCTGCATCGGGATATACGAGAGCCTGCGCGTCAAGGTCGGCAACACATCAGCCGTGGGCGCAATGCGCATCCTGGGCGTCGCGCTGCAATGGGCAATGGATCGAGGCCGCCTGCCCTCCATGCTCATCAACCCGGCTCACAAGCTCAAGATGAAGACGCCAGATGCCCGCCTGCGCATCGCCACGAAACAGGAACTCAAAGTCCTGATCGATACGGCCGACGCGCTCAATCAACCGGAAATGGGCGACATGTTCACACTGGCGGTATGGTCCGGCCAGCGCCAGGCCGACCGGCTGCAATACACCCGCAGAGGCCACAAGCGCGGCCGCATCATCCTGCAGCAATCGAAGACCGGCGCGATCGTCTCCATCATCGAGGCCCCGGAGCTCAAGAAGCGAATGGACGCAGCACAGAAGCGCCGTAACGAGGCGGGCGTAATATCGCCCTGGGTGGTTCTCAACGAACGCGACTGGAAGCCATTCAACGGCGATCACTACCGCCGCAGGTTCGAGGAGGTTCGCCGGCATGCGAAGAAGAAGTTGCCGACACTCAAGGATCTGACAGACCAGGACTTCCGCGACACGGCCGTGACATGGCTGGCAATGGCCGGATGCACCATTCCGGAAATCTGCGCCATCACCGGCCACAGCCTCAAAACTGCCCACGAGATCCTGAGACACTATCTTGCCCTCAATGCCGAAATGGCAGACGCCGCGATCGGCAAGCTGGTCGCGTGGTTCGACGGACCAGAGAGCGACGACGACGGCCGACCGGCCAGCATCAAATAAAAGAGGCGGGTTTCGACCCGCCTTTTATTTTGTCAAGCTATTTACCAGCGTCAGCAAAGTATCGATTTTACGGAAAGACCAGATTATGCGACCAACGCCAAAATTAAGAAATGTCGCACAACCTATCTTTGCTAAAGCATTAAAAACATTAAACTTCGATATTACTTTTAATCAGTAGGTCCAGGGTTCGAATCCCTGCGCTCTCACCACCTTCATCAAAGATATCAGTAAGTTAAGACGCATAATGCTCATCGATATGTTCGCTGGCGGTAACGATATGCGCTTGCGCCGCGTGACTTGAAGTTGCGTTACGACAGATCTCGTCCCTGAAACTGCCTCCCAGAATAACGCAAATCGCCGCCCTCCCCGACACGCCGTCCCCTGGCTCGCGAACCGGCCGATAAGGCCACTCAATGCAAAGCATGGTACGATGGCGTGTGCTAATACCTGATCCGTGTAGGGGCGACCTTCGGTCCGGAGTCGGTTGTCGGATTGGCGCGAGCCAAGGGAGAAAGAACAATGGCAACCCATATCGAAGACGACAGTGACATGCTCATACCTCAGGACCTGGCGGAGGGAGCGAGCCGTTATCTGGGGAAACCGCTTGAGCTGCTGCCGGACAGGGAAAAAGCAATATTTCGTCGTCTTGCAGCAAGGCGCACCATCTCGGCGGACGCGAATGCGGTTTTCGACGAGAGACTGACGCCCGGCCAGCGGCTTGCGGATGCGGTTGCCAAATTCGGTGGTTCCTGGACCTTTATCCTTATATTTGCGGCTTTGCTTGCGATATGGCTGAGCGCAAACATTATCGCGGCTTCGAACGCCTTCGATCCCTACCCGTTCATTTTCCTCAATCTCATCTTATCCATGCTCGCAGCGGTTCAGGCGCCGGTGATCATGATGAGCCAGAACCGCCATGCGGCCAAGGATCGGATCGACGCCGCACATGACTACGAGGTCAATCTGAAGGCAGAGATCGAAATCATGGCGCTGCACGATAAGTTCGATCGGATGCGCTCTATCGAGCTGAAAGCCCTCGTCGATAAACAGCAGCAGCAGATCGACCTTTTGACAAAACTCGTGCTAAAACAAACAGGCTAG